ACGCACCTGCGCCGGCTGCCGGGAAATCCGCCTGATCACGAATCCCTTCGGCGGGCGCCGCGTCCTGCGGTGCGCCTTGGGCGAAGAGATCGGCCAACGTTGTTCGAAGTACGAGGAGCGCACCGCGCCATGAGCATTCCCAACCTGCTGCTGTACCGCCTGCCGGCCGATTTCCACGAGCGCCTTGAAAACTGGGGCGACGTCATGCGCAGTCACGGAGGCTACGGCGTCTCTCCCACCTACGAAATCTGCCGCATGCTGGCCAAGCAGGCCGGCAAGTTGCCCCGCGGGGAAGAGCCGGACAAGGAACTGGACGAGGCGGACGCCGGTTTCATCGAGGCCGCCTGGCGCAACTCCGTCTACCGCATGCTGCACCAGCACCGCGAGCTGCTGCGCGCCCACTACGTCCAGCGCGCCTACTGGAAGGCGACGTGCCGCGCGCAGGGCATCAGGTTGCGGGAGTACGACGACATCTTGGTGCGCGCCGTCGGCAACTTCGAAGATTTTGTTGCACAGTACGCAATGCGGGTGCATAATCGCCGCCAAGACAACCTGACTACCGTCTAACGACGTGACCCGATGCCCATGGCGGGCATCGTGCGTCCGCAAGAAACAGAGCCCCGAGCGAAAGCCGGGGCTTTTTTCATGCCCGTTTCCAGAGAGCAGGGGCCAGAGAGAACCGTCCGCCGGGCCGCATGGGCACCGGCTGGCAAACGTCACGCTCCGGCCTCTGCTCTGTGGGAACAGCCGCCGCAATCGACCAGCCCGCAGCGTGCCAATGGCCAATGCTGCACTCGGGGATAGCCCCGCATAGCTGGCTCCGACCGGCGCCGCCCGACAACTCCACCCGCGACGGGATGTCTGCTGGGGAGGCCACATCAACCACACCCCATGAGTCGCCTCAGCAGGCCTGGCGCCCGCGCAGGGGCAAATGCGCGGGACACTTCTTGCCGGTCTTGTCGCCGGTGGCCAGCACGACGAGAACCGCGGCGCCCAGCTCGCCACGGCGGGTAGTCGGATGGGGGCAACCGAGAATTCCATGACCGAAGCAAAGAAGGCTCCCGACTGGGAGCGTATCGAAGTCGACTATCGCTCGGGCCTGCTTTCCGTGCGCGAAATTGCTGCGCGCCAGGGTATCTCCCACGTCGCCATCGCCAAGCGCGCCAAGCGTGACGGATGGGAGCGCGACCTCTCCGCGCAGATCCGCGCGAAGGCTGAAGCGCTGGTTACCAAGCAGTTGGTTACCACGGAGGTTGCCGGTAACCGCAAAGAGCAGGACGCGGTGGTCGTCAAGGAAAGCAGCGAGCAGCTGGCATCCGTGATGCTCACGCAGCGCCGCAGCGTGACGCGCGCGCACAACCTGTGCATGGCCCTTTTCACCGAATTGGAAGCGCAAACCAATGAGCCGGAGCTTTTCGGCCAGTTGGGCGAGTTCCTGCGGGAAGAGGGCGAGGATGGAGCCAGGAAGCGCGCCGCCGTCTACGACAAGGTTTTGACCTTCGGCGCACGCGTCGATGGCATGAAGAAGCTGGGCGAGACGCTGAAGGTGCTGGTCGGCCTGGAGCGTGACATCTACGGCCTGAACAACCCCGAACCGCCGCCGCCGGCCGCGCCCGCCTCTGCGCAGGGCATGACGGTGGTGTCCGATGACCCAAACGCAGCTGCTGCCGCATATCGTGCGCTGATGAACTGATGCCCCTGCCTTTCCCGTTCGATTTCCGCAACCCCGACTACAACGCGGTGTTCGAATGGCGGATAGAGAGGCTGAAGCGCATTCGCGCGGTGCCGGAGCAACTGAAGCACCTGAAGGCGTTTTACGCCCAGAACCCTGCCCAGTTCATTATCGACTGGGGCATGACGTTCGATCCTCGCAACGTTGAGCGCGGGCTACCGTCCAGCGTCCCGTTGCTGCTGTTCCCTCGGCAAGAGGAATGGGTGCATTGGTTCATGGAGCGCTGGGAGCGGCAGGAGCCGGGCATCACCGAGAAAAGCCGCGACATGGGTATGTCCTGGCTGACTGTGGCCCTGGCCGACACGGTATGCCTGTTTCGTGATGGCGTGGCCGTCGGGTTCGGATCGCGCAAGGAAGAGTACGTCGACAAGATCGGCTCGCCCAAGTCGTTGTTTTGGAAGGCGCGTGCGTTCCTGAAGCTGCTGCCTGCGGAGTTCCGGGGCGGCTGGGACGAGCGCTTGCACACGGCCCATATGCGGATCCACTTCCCGGGATCGGGGTCGGTGATCACCGGCGAGGCCGGCGACAACATCGGCCGCGGTGACCGGGCAAGCTTTTACATCGTGGACGAATCAGCATTCCTGGAGCGTCCCCAGCTCGTTGAGGCCTCTCTAGCGGCCACCACGAACTGCCGCCAGGACATCAGCACGCCGAACGGCTCAGCGAATCCATTCGCACAGCGTCGGCACAGCGGAAAGATACCGGTGTTCACCTTCCACTGGCGGGATGACCCCCGGAAGGACGACGCCTGGTATGAAAAGCAGATTCGCGACCTTGACCCGGTGACGGTGGCGCAGGAGATCGACATCAACTACGCCGCATCGGTCGAGGGGGTGTTGATCCCCTCCGCGTGGGTACAGGCTGCTGTCGGTGCGCACATCAAGCTTGGCATCACGCCATCCGGCGCACGCCGGGCTGGCCTCGACGTGGCCGACGAAGGCCGGGACAAGAATGCGTTCGCCGGCCGCCATGGCATCCTGCTGCAGCACCTGCATCAGTGGTCCGGCAAGGGCAGCGACATTTTCGATACGGTCGTCAAGGCGATGGGCTATTGCGACGAGTACGGGTACGAGCTGCTGGACTATGACGCCGATGGCCTGGGCTCCGGCGTGCGGGGTGATTCGCGCGTGGTGAACGAGCAGCGCCAAGCCGCGGCAAAGCGCCAGATCATGGTGGAGCCGTTTCGCGGATCGGGTGAGGTTCACGACCCCGACGGTGAAATGGTGCCAAAGCGATTGAACCGTGACTTCTTTGCGAATGCGAAGGCGCAGGCATGGTGGTCTTTGCGGTTGCGCTTCCAGGCAACGTATCGCGCTGTGGTGGAGGGGATGGAGTTCAGCCGGATGACCTCGTGTCGATCGATCCTGACCTGCCTGACCGCGCCGCGCTGGTGATGGAGTTGTCACAGCCCACATACGGCAAGACGCCGGCCGGGAAGATCCTGGTCAACAAGCAACCCGACAATTCGAAGTCTCCGAACTTGGCTGACGCGGTCATGATCGCGTACCAGCCTGCCTCCCGCGCGCTCGATATCTGGGCGCGCCTCGCAGCATAAGGAAAATCATGGGCCGTCGCTCATTCGGAAAGGTCGCAGCGCGTAAAGACGCTCCGGCCACAGTCACCGCGCCGGCCCGCGATTCCTTCGCCAACATCGAAGCGCGCGTCGGCATCCAGACGAACAATCAGGCGTCCCAGGGGCGCTACACCTTCGACCTGGTCAGCCGCAACCGCATCCAGATGGAGGCGGCCTACCGCTCGTCCTGGATCTGCGGGATGGCCGTGGACGCCGTCGCGGAAGACATGACGCGGGCGGGCATTGAGCTGGCCAGCGACATCGATCCGGACGACGTCGAGCGCATCCAGTCGACCATCGAGCAGTACCAGGTGTGGGATGCACTGTGCGACACGGTGAAGTGGTCGCGGCTGTATGGCGGCGCCATCGCGGTGCTGCTGATCGATGGCCAGGACGTGAACACGCCGCTGAAGCTGGACACCATCGGCAAGGGCCAGTTCAAGGGCCTGCTGCCGCTCGACCGTTGGCTGGTGCAGCCGTCGCTGACCCACCTGGTGCGCGAGTACGGCCCCGACCTGGGAAAACCGGAGTATTACGACGTTCTGATAGCCGCGCCGGCGCTTTCTGGCCAGCGCGTGCACTACAGCCGTGTGATTCGCCTGGAAGGCCTAAAGCTTCCCTACTGGCAACGTATTGCCGAAAACCTGTGGGGCCAGTCGGTGCTTGAGCGGCTGTGGGACCGCCTTCTGGCGTTCGACAGCACTACCGAGGGTGCCGCGCAGCTGGTCTACAAGGCCCACCTGCGCACGTACAAGGTCAAGAAGCTGCGGGAAATCCTGTCCATGGGGGGACCGGCCGAAGCGGGGCTAATGAAGCAAATCGACTTCATCCGCCGCTTTCAGTCCAACGAGGGTATGACCCTCATGGACTCCGAGGATGAGTTCGAGGCCCATCAGTACACGTTCAGCGGCCTGGACAACGTCCTGCTGCAGTTCGGCCAACAGATATCCGGGGCGCTGCAGATCCACTAGTGCGCCTCTTCGGCCAGTCCCCGGCCGGCCTGAACGCCTCCGGGGATTCGGACCTGCGTACCTATTACGACAACGTCGCAAACGGCCAGGACAAGCAGTTGCGGGCTGGTATGAGCGTGTTGCTGGACGTCGTGCATCGGTCCTCGCTCGGTCGGCCTCCGGACGACAAGTTCGGATTCGAGTTCCGTCCCTGCTGGCAGTTGACCGATACCGAGAAGGCGACGATCGCAAAGGACGTCGAGACCGCCGTCGGGGATGCCTACGACAAGGGCATCATCGGGCGCAAGACGGCGCTGTCGGAGCTGCGCAAGTCGGGACACAAAACCGGCGTCTTCACCACGATCACCGAGGAAGAAATTGATGCCGCAGATGACGATCCGCCCGATCCCGGCGAAGTCGACATACCTGGGCTCAATATCGGCGAGAACCAGGGACAAGCACCAAGGGCGCAAGCAGCCGCGCCGGCGTGATCCGGTCAATGCGCGGCGCGCGGAGGTCCAGTTTTCGGCACAGTTGAAGAAGGTCGCCCGCAACATCGGGGCGATCATCGACGGCTTCCCGGCTGGTGACCCCGCCGCCGCGCCACCCATCACCTCGATTCTGGAGTCCTACTCCCGGGCCTTGGATGAATGGGCGCGCGGCGCGTCGCTGCGCATGCTGACCGAGGTGAACCGGCGCGACCGTGACGCTTTCCTGGAGCGCAGCAAGGACATATCCCAGGCGTTGCGCGACGAGATCCGTGGCGCTGACACCGGCCGCGTCATGCAGTCCCTGATGGCCGAGCAGGTCGAATTGATCAAGTCCCTGCCGCTGGAGGCTGCCCAGCGCGTCCACAAGCTGACGATCGAAGGGTTGCAGGACAGCACACGCGCGGCCGAGATCGCCGAGGAGATCGGCCGGTCTGGAGAGGTTGCCGAGAGCCGCGCCATGCTGATCGCCCGCACTGAGGTGGCCAGGACAGCGGCGAAGCTCACCGAGGCGCGCGCACTTTCGATCGGCAGCACTCATTTTGTCTGGGAAACCACAGGCGATTCTGACGTTCGCCCAGGTCACAAAGCGCTGGCTGGAAAGGTTTTTGCCTGGAATGACCTTCCGATGGTCAACGAAGGCACGGAAAAGCGCCCGGTGTGGATGCGACATGGCCCTGGAGAAATTTGGAACTGTCGGTGCTGGGCAAGACCGATCCTACCGAGAGAATGATGATGATCGCGCATGAAGAATTGCTCAGACAGATTCATTACGACCCAGATACTGGCGTCTTCACGCGTCTGGTCAAGACGAGTGCATTTGCGAGGTTGGGCGCCACCAAGGGGAACCCTAGAGGTGTTGGCTACCGCGCGTTGTCCGTCGGCGGTAAAGAGCATTATCTCCACCGCCTCGCATGGTTCTACGTACATGGTGAATGGCCGAGGCATGTAATCGACCACATCAACGGCGACAAGACCGATAACCGAATTTCCAATCTGCGCGACGTTCCGCAGTCCCAGAATCTGCAGAACATCCATAGGGCCAAGTCCTATAGCTCGACGGGCCTGCTCGGTGCAACCCGCTGGAAAGATAAGTTCCGGGCAGATATCCGCGTGGATGGCAGGAAGCGGCATCTCGGCGTATTTGAGACGGCAGAGGCGGCGCACCAGGCGTACCTGGCGGCCAAACGGCTGTACCACCCTGCCAGCACCCTCTAATCGCTGTAAGGAATGATCATGCACACCACTGACCGAATGGCCAGCGGCTTCTACACGGTCGAGCGCCTGGGCGCGCGGCAGTCCGTCACAAACGACGGCTTCCTGCTGTGCGAGGGCGTGCCGATCGCGCGCATTGGCGAACTGCTGTACGCCGCTGGCGAAGTGCCGGTCGAGCCGGGCCGCGACGGAATCATCCGCATCGAGCGCACGCCCGAAGAGGTATTTCGGCCTGAGACCCTGGCCAGCTTCGAAGGCAAGCCGGTGACCATGGACCACCCGGCGGAGTTTGTGACGCCGGACACCTGGCGCCAGTTGGCGGTCGGCATCACCCAGAACGTGCGCCGCGGCGAAGGTCTGGACGCTGACTACATCCTGGCCGACATGTTGATTACAGACCGGGCTGCTATCGACGCAGTGCGGGCAGGTCTCAGGGAGGTGTCTTGCGGGTACGACGCCGACTACGAGCAGATTGAACCCGGGCGCGGGGTACAGCGCAACATCATCGGCAACCATTCGGCGCTGGTAGAGCGTGGCCGCTGCGGCCCGCGTTGCGCAATCGGAGATAAGGAAAGCGATATGAGCAAGAAAAAGAGTACCTGGGACCGCATCCGCGCGGCCTTCAAGTCCAAGGATGAAGCCGCGCTTGAAGAGGCGTTGGAAGACGCTGAAACGGCTGACGCGGACGGCGATGATGACGACGACAAGGACAAGGACGACGACAAGTCGGCCAAGACCGGCGACAGCGCCACCCTCGCCGCAATCAAGAAGACGCTGGATTCCATGAACAAGCGATTCACGGACATGGAAGCCGAGCTGAAGGAAATGAAGGAAAAGCAGGACGAAGACGACGGCAAGACCGGCGACACGGTGCTGGAAGCCGAAGAAGCCGAGCACAACGCCGAAGCCAAGGGTGAAACCTACACCGGCGACATGGCCACGGTTCGCTCCGGCGCCGAGATCCTGGCGCCCGGCATCAAGCTGCCCACCTTCGACAGCAAGAAGGTCAAGACGGCCGATGCTGTGTGCGCCTGCCAGCGCAAGGCCCTGGAAACGGCCTATGCGACCGACGCCGGCCGCGCCGCCATCGATCCCTTCCTGGCCGGCCGTGCGCCCGAGTTCGGCACGATGGATGCCTCCTCGGTGTCGACGATCTTCAACGGTGCGGCCGCTCTGCGCCGCCACCAGAACAACACGTCCGGCGTGCGCAGCGGTATCAGCACGCGGGATTTCGGCCGGCCCTCCACGGTCAGCAGCATCAACGAGCAGAACCGCAAGTTCTGGGACGCCCGGACGGGCAACAAATAAGGAACCACCATCATGGTCGCATATGTCTATCGCATGCCGTCCGGCATTCCGGGCGATGTCAGCCGTAAGGAAAACTCGGTCGTTGAGACCCAGATCCTGAACGCTTCCCTGCCGTTCTCGGCCTATGGCCTGGTCGGCAAGATGGCCGCGGGCAAGTTCGTGCCCTTCGCCGGCGGCGAGGCTGCCACCGACGCATACGGCGTGCTGGTCCGCCCCTTCCCGACGAACTCGGGCACCGATGGCTTGGGTACGGCCGACG